ATCGAAAGGATTTACTGGTTGCTCATCCTCAAATGCTGGTTGCATTGATTCCATAACCTTATCAAAGATCTTCTTACCATAACGGTACAGGAAGACTTTACCCTCGTTCTCAGGGTTTGCACTATCCTTGACAACATAGATGTTGCTGTAATAGTTCAACTTACGCTTCTGGTTACGTGCTTGTGTTCTCTGTGGAGAACCTTCACCACCAGAATTCCAGAGTTCCCTGTTCAAGTCAGAAACAGGATCCTTTTTACCTAAAGTCGTTAGACTGTTCTCAATATACCAACCACCTGGTCCTTGGAAGGCATGAGTCCAAACTTGTGCCCATGGAAGGTCTTCTCCATCGGGTGCAGGAAGAAATCTGATTACTGCGTAACCATTACCTGCTTTGTCTACCTCTGGTTTCCAGAGACGCTCATCTGGACCTTTGGCCTCAGATTTGTTAAGGTTTTCAGCCTTAGCGAGCAAGTCCTGAAAAGAGGACTTCTTTAAAGAAGCAAATGACATACGTATTCTCCGTATTTTTGTATTTGGTGTATTACTGGTTCCTATCGCCGCTTACCCTAAACCAGCAAGGGGGTAACCGCAGTCATCATGAGATGACGACCTATTTATTATAGCAGAAAAGGAAGTCTTTGACAAGCTTCTCGGCTTTTTCTTCACCAAACTTAGACTTCAGATACCCTGCTACAGGATCCAATTCGGTCATATACTCATCAAATCTCCTATATGCCTCAAGATCCTCTCCATCAGGAGTTTCCCAGTCAATCAATTTCTTATATTCATTCAAGTATTTCTTAAACATAGGTATATGATCATCTACCTCATCCATGGTACATTTAATAACCTGAATGTTCTCAGAGAAATGATTACCTGCCTCAAAGAACCTATACTCTTCAGTTGCTACAGGTAGACCAGGCACTGACATTAAGTAATGCTCTACTGGATGCTGGAAGTCAAATACTATAATAACTTTCTTCTGAAAGAATCCCATGAGATCCATGCCAAAGCAAGGTAGATTACCTGCCCATCCATTTGCACCTGTTTTAGGATAAAGAACATTGTTGTAGATGTTGGATTTTTCATCCCAGATGTCCACTTCCCTTGACTTAATAAAACTATCATGGGTGCGTGTACGTGCTGTAAGCTTTGTTCCATCCTTACCTTCCCACTCTGCCCACATGGGCTGTTCTTCAAAGCCAGGAAATGTTTCCCATACTGCTTCTTTATAGTTCTTCCAGAGGTCTTTCACTCCCACCATATCCATCCTGTTAAAATGTACTTGTCTTGTGTCATTGAGACCTCACCTTTGTGTAGGTGAGTATATCCTGCAGGGAAGATAAGTGTCTTACCCTTGGTTGCTTTCGTTGTAATATTCTGATGATAGAACATTGTGCCGCCATTGTCAACGTCATTAAGATAGGTTATGTAGACCATAGCTCTATCACATGTCTTCTTCTGTGCACCATCTATATGCCACTGGTGGAAACCTTCTCCTGGTTTATACCATTGTATGATCGGTAGGTGCTGCAACTCAAAGGTACCACCGAACTCCATGAATCTATACTTGGAGATGTAATCCTGTACGAACTTCCACAGTTCGTTATTATAACTCTCCCATAGACGGATAGGTACACCAATTTTATCTGAATCACCTAAGAAGAAGTCTGTACTCTCTTTAACCTTACGATTTAATCCCTTGGCAGTCACACCAGGCATTGTAAGTCCTAAACTATTTGCCGTATTAAAGAGGCTTATGAACTCATCACATAGACGAATATCATTTAATTGGTACTCATCAATGAAATTTGTCATCTTACATTTTCCATTGTTGGAGATTCAATAATGTTAATGTCTTTATCGTATGCTTCTTTCATGATCCAGTCAATCTTATGTTTCCTCCTCTCACCAAGATAAGGTTTCATGTGCATTGTCCATCTGTAAGCAGCAGCTCCTTGAAGTTGCATCCAATACATGTCTTTATGGTTAGGATTTTTTTTATTTCTATATTCATGCCTAACTTTTCTGCCATCCATGATAAGAGCAACTCTCTCAACAATATCCTTATCAGTCATTCCCAAAGACATTCTAATGAATGCACTAGAAGTATAATATTTTTGTCTTGGTTTACTCCACCATTTTCTTTCTGGATTGATATACCAACAACCTTCACCTTCCCACAGACCAGCAAGCCAAGCAACTTCCTCTAATGTTGGAGTTCTAGGTTTATAAAAACACTCTTTAGCACTATATCGTCCATCACCCTTTGTAGGGTCATATAACTTTCCATAATACCTACCACCAGTTTTACCCTTTGTCATCTTACATTAATTTTTACTTTACGAGTGTTATCACCAATGGATCCTTCTAAGAAGTAATTGAATGCTATCATATAACGGTCTTGATCCGTTTTATTAACATCAACCTCATGCATCAAATGAGAAGGGAATATAATAAGGTCACCCCTTTGTACAGGTATACCCCATCGATCTGCATTAAACAGATTACCCTCTGAAGTCAATGGTCTGACTGTACCAGTAGCATAGGTTGCTTGTAAGTGTGGACAACAGAGAACTAATTGACCACTACCTGCAGGTACATCAATATAAACACAACCACTAAAACATGAGTTACTATGGTAGTGCTTAGGTGAGAAATTACCTGGCTTATGAAGGTTGACCCATGACTGAATATGCGTAACCCTACAATCAGTAAGTTTAATCAACTCAAAACAATACGTATTCACATACTGATCAACTGACTTCTTTAATTCTTTAAATGGCTCTCTAGTAAGTATCTTTAAGTCCTTACTACTATACCCTGAGTTATCAGGGTATGCAACATACTCTAGAGATTTTAATAATTCTGTATCAACACTACTGACATCGACTGAAGTTTTCAGTACTGGTGTCGAGAACAGTGGTATAATTTCATTATTCATATTCGTGAGGTATATAATCAGGACATAATAAAGATTCTGCTATTGATTTGGCAGAATTATTGTTTTCACATAACTTGTTCATCCAGATCCTCTCCTTAAGAGTGACTGGTCCATCAGACAGGATGCGAGAGCAGATGTCTGTGAGTTCTAGACGATAACTTGCACTTAACATGTTCAATTGCTTGGGGTAGGATTGAGTATTCCATCAGATGAATACGACGGGTCAAAGTATCAATGGTATCATCAGGATATATTTTGACTTTACCTTGATCTATTATAGCACCTGAGTCAAGCTTTTCAGTCACATAATGTACGGTTACACCTGTAACTGGATCTCTATTTTCAAATGCCCTTTCTATTGCCATCAACCCCTTATACTTAGGAAGTAAGGAAGGGTGTATGTTAATTATTCTATCAGGAAATGCTTCAATAAGGGTATTTGTAACGATTCGCATCCAACCTGCCATTACAACAAGTTCAACATTAAATTCTTGGAATGCTCTAATCATGGATAACTCATCTTTATGATCTATCCATGCATGTGGTATACCAAATTTCTGGGCACGCTGTGCTGCACCACAATCTCTTTTGTTGTGTATCATCAACACAACTTCGTCCTTATTACAGGTACGGACAATATTCTCGAAGTTGCTCCCGTTACCAGAGCACATAACTCCTAGTTTCATTCGTTAAACCTAACTCCTTCACAGTTCGATTTTGAACAGAAATAACGCCCTTCAGGATCAGTGGGTTGGGTAAGGTACTCAGTTTCACTGACCCACTCACGTAATGCTTCGAGCATAATTTCTTTAAATGAAGGAGAGCTTCCAGCATATGCTGGTTCTTCTTCAGTTATAGGATGTTTATATTCAGTTGTTTCAAAGTAAGATGTGTAATTCATCCTACCTTCACGCTCATCTAATACCTCATTGATGAGGATTTTCATTTCCTTAACATAGGTATCAGTAAATAACCTACGAGGTGTAATAATAGCAGGTTTGTATTCCTGCGAATCCTTTCCACCCTTTGCTTTCCATTCTGCATATTGTTCGGGTGTCATGGGTGCTCCCATGCCCTGTGTATCAATCTTACTCATAGGATTCCAGTG